AGACAAAAGCAAAATTTCCCTTAAGATTGGTTGGAAATCCGTCCATCGTCCAGGGTTCTAAAAATTGAACTCAATGAACGATCGAACACTCCTGTATAAAACAAATACGCATTGTTATTTGAGTATCCAGGTTCTCGATAAAGTTTGAATTCAGGATTGCTGTTTAAAAATTTAAAATTCATTGTTATATCCAACTGGTAACCACTGTTCTTTACTTAAGGCTTGATAGTCGAGCAAGCCATCCAAAAATACAACACCACGACGATGGTTAACAGCATTAGCGCCATGTAATATGTCTACCTCATTGATAGCAAACACATTGTTTTCAACATTGTAACAATGCTGTTTACCGTCAACTTCAATGATTGGTTCTCCGTTGTTACCGGGAATCTCAGTGAGCGGCCATTTCAATGTTAGATAACGATTGTACTCCCAATGCACATTGTTTTCAGGAATGTGTAAGTCACTGGCCGGACCCGGTGCAAATTTTTCTTCACCATAATTGTTTTTGACTACTTTGTCGGTGTGCAAGGGAATTGCACTACCTGGCTTCTGTACTAATATCAATACACGATTTAAACTTGACATAGAGGTGTTTGATCTGTTCAACATACTTCTTTAGAATTGGTGTGATAGGTGTGTCTACCCATTCCCATTCCAGTCTTGGATCTAGTCGAGCTGCCCAATTTATCCAGTTTGAATTTAAATTGTTTTCATGTGCAACAAGGTCAATGCTTTTTTGTGTTAGTCGAGTAATTTGTACTCGTCCAAAATAATCAGTTTGGTCGTATTGGTCTCTGTCATCATCCCAGACCTGAACTTGCCCACTCCAACTGTTGGAGTTTTCATACGCATAGTCAATGATAGCCTGCTGGTCACTAGATGATATAGTATACGGCAGTCTGAATAGTATTGGGTGCTGTGGATCTGTAAATGATCTCATTGGGTTCTTTACAAAAAAAATAGGGAGGACATCTGTTGCCCTCCCTATTTAGTGGGTGAAAAGCTATCAGTTTTCCAACTGTGCTTGTGAGTTTTTCTTGCTGAGCAAGCTAATCACAATAACAAACGCAGGTACAATTACCAGGGTGGTAAAGAATCCTGTCATTGCCAGGTCCTGAATTTTAAAATAAGAACCATAGGCATACATTGGAATACCAACAATAATACCTAGCAACATGCCCCAGAATAAACCAGTGCTGTTCACAAGCTTATCGGCTGTTAGTGCCAAGAGGCTTGGGAAAAGAGTTGCAATACGAACCATGGCAATGATCATGATCAGATACAGTAGTGTGAAGCCTGGAATGTTTACTAGGCCAATAACTAACAATCCTACCAATAGCATGGCAATGCGACTGAACTTAACTGAATCAGTGTTACCACCAAACTTTTCGTGCAGATCGTGTCCGGCCAAGCTAGACAGTGATGTCAACTGGCTATCTGCGATACTGACCATGGCAGCAAAGGCTGCAAATGCAAAAACTACCACCAACCAACTTGGCAGCAATTGCCCAATTGCAATCACATTGACCATTTGTAGTGCAGGGCCTTCAACCTTGATACCAGCACCAGCGGCAAAGAAACCAATACTACCAATCAGTAAAGGAATACCAGCAAACAGTAGTGTAGCTAGGCTAAATGTTTTAAAAACCTTGTCCTGTGGAACTGCAAACACTCGCTGATGGAAGCTGTTGTCTGCCCAAGGGTTAGCCCACTGACTAAACAAGGTGATTAAACCGTAGCTGATGAACAGAGTCCATGCTTCTGGAGTTCCCCAGAGGCTAGTGTACTTGCCTGAAGCACCGTTGATACCTGCGGCAAGAGTAGCCCAACCGTCTGTTGCAAAAAACAGTGACGGTACCACTAGCAATGCTGCCAAGGCCACTACACCAAGTTTAAATGTTTCAGTGACAATGGTTGCCTTCAAGCCCTTGCGTAGATTGTAAAGCAAGGCTAGTGCTGTCAATACCACTGATGCTACAGCAAAATCAATTCCAGTTAGTGTCTGTACCAGCTTGGATGCGGCAAAGATATTGAATGTCAATACGCAGACCACAAACATTACAAACAGAACTAGATAAACTCCCTGTACTCTACCACCAAATCGTTCTTTAAGGTATGAGCTCCAGGTAAAACCGTTTGGTGCAAGATTTCTAATTTTTTGAGCGAATGGAGCAAACAAGAACAATGTCAATATATTCATTATTGAAAAGTAGAATAGCCCAGGCCATCCCCACTTGTATGCAATCTCAGAACTCAAAAAGATAGCTCCTGCCCAAATCCATGCGGCTGAGATACTAACGGCACCGATTAGAGGGCTAACTCCACGGTCTGCTAACAAATAGCCTTCTTTGGTTGACGACACATTCTTAGTGAAAAATGTTGTCAACAGATACATTACAATGCCGTAACCGACAAATAGTAATGCTCCTTCAAAAGTTGAAAATAATGGCATAGGGATTCTCCTTTGTACGATACTTATAGACCTGCAAGTTTATATTTTAACCGTTTTAAACAAACTTCAACAGTCCAAAGATGGTACCATCTTCGTTGCTGTAAGCAAGATAGTTTACATGTGGGTCATTGGCAATATTGCTAGAACCAAACCAGCGGTCTTCGCGTTCTTGTTGTGTGACTTCGATCCATTGCCCGCTGCCATCAATGACATCGCCAAATGTGTCTGGGTCACTGGCATCAGTATATCTATTTAGAACCCATTCGTTTAGTCACGCAGGTTATTGGATGGAACCACCACACTTCTTCATTGGGTGCATTAGGCGGTTCTTCACCAGTGTACACTTTGTTTTCAGCTTGGAAGTAGATGTTAGTCCCTAACGGATTGCTTAATCTTCTTTCTAGACCTTCGTTGCCAGCAATACCATTGGCATCTTCCAATAACTCAAATGTTTCCAGTCTACTTAGACCAAGATTAAACTTTACTACTTTGCCGTCTTGTAGTCTAGGCGTTAGGTCTGCATTGACATAACAAATATAAAATTCAGGCGCTATTGAAGCAGGGTCAACAGTTTCACCGTCAACTACAAAGCCCCCGATGTCAGAACTGGGTACGCCAAATGTATGACTATAGCCGCGTCTTAATTCAACTGTTGGATTGGCATCCAAATATGTGTCTTTTCTGCCAATTGATGATTTGTTCGCTTTGAACACCGGTAACACCCCAGCATTGACGATCTTGTATCCAGACAAAATTAAAATTAGTCACTGGAGGATTTAGTTCTGCATCTAAGATTGGATCACCAACATCGTCGGCTGGGTCGCCTGTAATCACTGTGGACTCATAGCCTATTAGTTTTCCGCAATAATCGTAGATAGGATCTTGTTGAGCAAAGATACGGATCCTGCGGTGTTAGTGCTGTTACTGCCAAGGCATAAACTTCAGGACCAACTAGCCCTGGCCAAATATTTGTAGTAACAATGCCATCTGTCTTGACAGGATAGCTTGCTGTCTTTCGTACATTGCCTACTATTGCATTGGCTTGATTTGTGGCTTCTTTTAAATTTGATGTTTCAGATGGTGGATAAGGACCGTTCCATTGACTTGATAAGGGAGGTGGTGGTGCCATGGTAATAACTGGCACTGGTGTATTTGCATTTGATGCACCAGCAGGCACTAATCCGGCCTGAGCAAAAGTTTGTCCTGGCACATATGGCTTGCCTGTTACCAGATTTGTTTTGTGTCTGAAGTCAGGGAACAATTGACGATTGATCGACTTGTTTAAGGCAGTTCTAATACCTTTAACTCTGTTTATCAATCCATTGACTTTTTGTCCAGGAATATCTGCCATGCGACCGCCATGCTTTTGTATGCTACCTAAAATACTTTCTGGATTATAACTACCGGTATTGATTCCACCATCACCGTTTAAGCAAAGTTGTGGCTTGGCCAGTCTTCCAATGTCTTTTAAAATTGAATTCATTTCCGCAAATTCAGCATCGATGATTTGTCCCAGTACATCTGGTATCTTCGGAGCCCTCATTGGAATTTTACAAAGACCATCAAGTGCCAACAAACTTTGAACTTCGGCAATTGCGCCATTGATGCGATTTAAGGTATCTTTAATTCCTGCTAGGTCTTCTGCGGCCTTGAGTTCGTTTTTTAATTCTTTCAGTTCGTTTTGTAAATCTTTAATGCCTGGTAGGCCAGTGTTTTCTGTGATTAACTTGTCAAGGTCGGCTTGGATACACAAAAGAGGTCCCTTGAGCATGTTTGCCAATCCGCCAAAAAGCAAAGCACAAATAATGTCCTTTAGTGGTTTATTGAGAATCCCTTTGGTCGCAACTTGTACGCCGGGTATAACTGGAATAATTGCCATAGTCTTTTACTTATGCCCACCTAAGGTCAGGTGGTAGAGCAGATCCGCCTCGTCCGCCGCCATTTTGGTAAGGTTGCTTTACCGGTTCTAGTAACCAATACTGCTACACTTGCTGGACTAGATCCGTTATAAGCCACATGGACCCATCCGCCTTCAAATATCAATTGGCTGTAAGGTAATCCACTACTACCGATGAATTTAAAAAGTTGTTTGGCACCTTCTTCGCGGCCAGCACCTAGTAATTGAATGTCTGCGGCCTTGCCGTAAGTATGGTCACCGTTTCCGTTTCCGCCCAATTCTCTATCATAGGATGACGGTCTAAACCCTGAACTAATTGTCATGCCTGGAAACTGTGTTTTAACTTTGTCAAGTATATTTTGGCAAAGCTTTTGCCAATTACAAGCCACTTCGGCTTCTGAGCAACTGCCCCCTTGTGGCTTTCTGTTCATATGAGCAAATTTAAATTTTTTCACTGCATCCTGTGTCCCATTGGGCATCAGTGTAAGTTGTGCAGTCTGTTAAATCTGTAGGGGGCTGATCACCTGGTGGCGGTTGTGTGGTTTCACCTGCGCCCGGACCCATGGCAGCAGTTTCGCCAGCTCGCTGAGCCTTATTATCAGCATAATATGGCACACCGCTGGGTGTAGTTAGTACATTGCCGGAACCGGCTGGTTTTGCATCACACATTAAAAAGCCTCCCATGTATTTATGGAAGGCTTTGTTTAACAATCTAAGCGTACCACCTTGGTAATGCCGCCCAAGCTAGGAACCCAACCACCTGGGTAACTTATGGTTACATCCCCGTCGTTGTTAGGGTCTCTAACCGGAGGCGTTGCCGCTCGACCAGGCATTTGGTTGCCTCCAACAAAGGTATATCTACCATTGTTTGCTGTGTAGCAAAAACTGACATGCCCGGACCCCCATAATACAAGATCTCCTGCTTTCATTTCGCTTAATGGTACTGTTTTATAATTTGGATCAACACTACCGCTGCCTAGCTTGTTTGCAACACTAAAAGCATTGGCATCTCTAATGTATTTCATTCCGCTTTGTTTCATGGCAAAGCAAACAAATCCTGCACACCACGGCGTCTGATCACTGGTATAATATGTTATACCAATGTCTCTCCACATGTTGATAATGTTTGGGTTACTTGGGCGGCCACCTTGACCAGTTTCTCGCCAAGTACCTGTGGTTGCTTCACTAAGACACTTGGCCAGGAAGCCTAGTACATTTGGCTTTCCTGGTTCGCATTGAGTTACTGGTTGGTCTTGTATAGGAGGAGTGTCTGCGACTCCTGGATTATTGGGCGCCGTACCTGCTTGTACATTCTGAGCTCGTGTAGGAGGAGGCGCAGTTCTGCGATATGGGCTCTGATCGGCTGCAATTGGTGTTGGTGGCTTGACAAACAAAGCTGACCTAGGTGCTCGTGGTGGTGAACCAAAAACACTATCACCAACAAACACATTTGGACTTCCTTCGGCTCTTGCACATCCGCTTTCGTCTTCGTCGCCTTCTCTGTTAACAGGTATTCCGTTTATAAAAACAGTCTGGCTTCCATTGGCGGTCTGATCACTTTCAACATCGCTACCATCAATACTGACTAACAGCTCATTGGCGTATACGGTGCCTTGAATTACTTCCGTAATCTCACCACCACACTCATTGATGTCTCCTAGTCGATGTACTGGTCGTGTCACGAATCAAACCTCATCCCAGCTGGTGCCGAAACAATACCACTCATTGCAGAAGAATACTGTGTAGCTAATTCTTTTTCTGTGTTTGCAATGCAAACCACCAAAGATTTATTAAATGCAACATCTCTGGCATTCTGTGGATTAACTGTCATAAGATATGGAACCAAGGCTGGTTTTCCATTTGGGCCAGCTGTCAATGAAACTGGTCTATCAATGACATAGCTGGTGGCATCATCGCTTTTGTATGTTCCAATAAGCTCTTCACCTGAACTCATTTTTAGTGAAACAGTATCGCCTGGTTTTCTAATATTAAGAAGCATTGTTTTCCTTTAAAAATTTATCAATTGCTGGACTACCGCCTATGTATTGCCCTTTGTACCAAAACTGAGGGACTAGATTTGGATTGTGCCCTAGTCGATGTTTCCATACTTCAAACACTCGCCGAGTACCAATTTTAGTTACATCATAGATCACAAACTCATAACCAGCTTCGTGTAATTTGCGAATAGCAGTCTTGCATGATTCGCAAAACTGCATGGTATAAAGTTCGCTTACCTCAGAGCTTGAATCCAGCGAAGGTATTGCTGTTAACATCTTGCTTGATTCCTCCAATAACATAGGACTCAATTTCTGTTTCCTGTGGTGCTACTTGCAATCCCTTACTACTGGTCCAGTGTTCTGTCCACGGTAAAGGATTATCGTTGGCACTACGCCCATATCTAGCATCAAGTCCTAGACCTTTAAGCCTACGATTAGCTATGTATTCAATGTATTGGTGCAGAAGCTTTTCGTTTAATCCTACAATGGCGCCATGACTAAAAAGATAATTAGCCCAATCTTTTTCTTCTTCGACTACTAAATCATAAATCTCTCCAATGGCGGAAAGATTTTCATTGGCAATCACTTCCATCTCAGGGTCATCGCCTTTGAGCCAGTTTTTAATAATATGGCTGGTGATACTAAGGTGCTGACTTTCGTCTCGAGCAATAAGACTGATAATCTTGGCCGAGCCTTCCATCTTCTTCAACTCACCAAAAGCAAACAGAGCAAGCAAAGCTTACATAGAAGCGAAGTGCTTCTAGAGCGTTGACATTGACCATGGCCAGGAATAACTTTTTCTTAACATCTCGAAGTGTTCCTTTGCCAGTTACTTCATAGAGCTGGGCAGCATTAATAAACTCATCATACGACTTGGTTACACTTTTCGCTCGAGCAATAATTTTTTCATCGTCGAGCATGGTGTCAAATACTTCAGTGGGATTTGAATACACATTCTTAATGATATGTGTATAACTGCGGCTGTGAATGTTTTCAAAAAACTGCCAGGCATTCATACAACCTTCAAGCTCAGGTAGACTGCAATAAGGCATGAATGCCATTGCTGGTGCTCGACCCTGAACGCTGTCTAGCAGAATCTGGTATTTGAGGTTGGCGGTGAAGATAAACTTTTGCTCATCGCGAAAGTCTAGATAGTCACTGCGATCCTTTTGTAAGCTGACTTCCTCAGGACGCCAAAAATAACCAAGCTGAGTTTGAGTCAGCTTGTCAAATACTGGATACTTAAAGGTATCAAACCTTTGGGCATTGAGGGCTTCACCAAAGAACATAGGCTGTTTGGTGAAATCAATTTTTTCTTTGTTAAAAACTGTTACGGTCATCAAATTTCCTATTATATGGTACAGGCTTCACAAGACTCGTCATTGTCTACCACCGTATTGCTTAATTTTAGCATAGGTGCTTGGTCAATTACAATAGACTCTTCATCCTCACCTTTCATGTCATAGGTATTATGGTAGTAACTGGTTTTCCAGCCCAACTTGTATGTAGTTAGAAGATCATTGAACATCACGCTCATAGGTACTTCGTTGTTAGAATAATGTTTTGGATTGTACGACCAGTTACCGGAAATTGCATTGATCAAAATACTTTTGCATAGCAGCCACAATGCGAATATAACCTTCGTTTACTCCTTCTTCATAGAGATAAGAATAGTTGTGCTTTAGGCTACCATATTGTGGGACAATCTGCTTGAGTGGCCCTTTCTTTGACTTCTTGGTGCTCATGGCTGCTCGTGGTGGCTCAATGCCGTTGGTTTCGTTGGAAGCAACTGAGCTCGACTCGCTGGGCATTTGTGCGCTTAATGTGCTATGGCGCATGCCATGTGCCAACACTTCCTTGCGTAGGGCTTCCCAATCATAATGTAGTTCATTGCCAAGGAATTCGTCGATATCGCGCTTATAGGTATCTACAGGCAATATTCCTTGTGCATACTTTGTGCGGCCAAACAGTTCGCAGGGTGCTGTTTCTTTGGCAAGACCAACACTGGCCTTGATCAAATAATATTGAAACGCTTCTGTTAAACGATTAACCGAACGAGCTGCCTCAGGATCACCATATTTTAGACCTTTCTTGGCAAGATAGTGTGCAAGACCAATGTAGCCAATGCCAAGACTACGACGAGCCTTGGTTGAACGCTCTGCTGCCAATACTGGATATCGTTGATAGTCAATGATCTGATCTAGGGCACGAACAGCAAGGTCACATAGGTTTTTCAAGTCATCCAGTTCGCGGAGATTGCCAACATTAATGGCGCTGAGAATACACAGAGCAATTTCTCCGCTGGTGTCATCAAGGCTTTGAATTGGATCCGTAGGTAAAGTAATTTCTTGACAAAGGTTGCTCATACGAACCATGTCTGTAAAACTGCTGTGGCTGTTACAGTGGTCGATGTTCATGATATAAATCCGACCTGTTTCTGCTCTTTCCTTTAGCAGTTCGCTAAAAAGTTGCATGGCTTTGACAACCGTCTTAGAAATCTTTGAATCATTTTCGTACTTTACATACAAGCGATCAAACACTTCGTTGTTGCCAAAGGCTTCGTAGAGGTCTGGAACATCATGTGGACTGAACAGGCTGATGTTGCCATCTGCAAGTAGTCGCTCATAGAATAGTTTACTGAGTTGAATTGAATAATCCAGTTTGCGAACACGATTATCTTCGGTACCTTTGTTATTCTTCAATACTAATACATCGCCAATCTCTTTGTGCCAGATTTGGAAAGTGGACTGTAGCTGATCCGCCACGAACACCATTTTGTGTGCAACTACGCACAAC